AGCATCTGCTAAATTGGAGGCACCAGAATATGATTGGTTAGTTGATGTATAAGCATCATCATACTCATCATATACGGTGCCGGTTTGCCAATTTGTTCGTTTAGCTAGTAAACAAACATCTGCCGAGTCAATTCTTTGGGTAAACATCATGCTACGCCTAAACTTAGAAACATACGAATCATTATCGATAGGAAGTTCTGGACTTGTATCATCAGTCCATGCTGTTGTTCTTCCTACGGCAAAGTGGAAATAGTCATTACTGTTACGAACATCTCTGTGGAATGTCCTTGCTAATTCTACTCTACCTAGTCTTCTAAGTACTAGCGCCATCTATTTACCTTACGAAATTGTTACTGTCCAAGTAATCGTCATTGAATCTGACGCACCTTTGTTTACGACTGAAAAAACAGTCCTACAAAGTAGAGTACCACCAGAGTTGGCATTTAAAATACCTGCTTCTGTGATAGCACCTGTACCTGTACCTGCTGCAAAAGATGCAACATAAGCAACAGCATTAGCTGTAACTGTGGTAGAAGTAAGTGCCTGTCTAGCTGCCTCTGTACCTAGAGCAGTATTCCCAGCAGCTGCTGCTGTTGATCCTGTTCCAATAGCCATATGAGACATAGCTGTGGCTGTTGTGTCCTTCATTCTGGACGCAATAAATTCTAGGCCGTCGTCAACAACAAGGTTTTTTACCTCGCGTGTTTCTACAACGACACCTTTGTCGTTTTTGATTTCAACAATAAGCTTACCTGTAGCTTTTGATTTATCATTTTTAAACATTTTATTCTCCTAATATGTTTATCGTTATGTAAAGTTCCAACCGGTACCTACATAGTCCTCTGACAAGTAACTAGGATCTGCATAGTCTTGCATTGAACCTATACCTGTGTCTGTAGCCCCTGCACTATCAGCTACTGCTGGTTTGTTTAGTGCATTTGCTAAGGATTCTGCCGCACTTGGCGTTTCAGTTATTCCTTTACTTGTATTTATACTGTTTATCGCTTCCGAATTGGTTATTGTTTCGGAAACTGGTTTATTTAATGCGAATATGTCTGTATCACTTACAGTTGCAGAATCTGTTTCTGCCATCGCTACTGCAAGCACACTAGCCTCTGTTGCTGTTTTACTATCAGCTAACACTTTAGATACACTTAATACTGTGGAATCTGTATTAGATGTACTATCTGCGTACACTACATTCAATGCTATAACAGCAGTATCGTTTTGATTTCCTGTATCACTAAATGCTCTAGTAAATGATATTGATATTTGAGCAACCTCTGCTACTGATATTGTATCGCTTGGATCAGGGATACTTAGTATTCTTTCTACATTTATAGAATCTGTGGCTGTTACTGATCCTAAGCTTGTTGCCACATAATATTGGTATTCACCCGTATCTGCTTGATCGTTTGTATAGGCTCCAGTACCATTTGCTGGTGTCCAGTAAACATTTGTAAAACTCTCCAAGAAGTTTTTGTAGAAGTGTTTTGCTTGAGTATCTGTATTAGATGTGCTATCATTAAATGCTCTAACAAAGCTAATATCTATAGCATCTTCTGCTACGCTACTAGAAGCTGTAAGTGCTTCTGTAAACACTTTGGTGAGTGCAATAACAAATTGTTCATCGCCTATATTATAATTGTCTGCTGAGACTCCATCATTGTCATCATTCCAATACCCAGCCACACAATAAGGACTTGATCCTTGATCTGTTGCAAGTGCTGAATCTGTTTTGCCTGCCGGGACAAAGTGTATAGCATGATTTTCTGATAGTGTTCCAGTATCTGCTTTAGCAAGACTTAGATTAAATACTACTGTTTCAATAGTAACTGCTTCATCGTCTGCGTCAAATATATAGAATGTGTATCCTGTAGATTCAACACTAAAGTCTATGTTAAAGTTAATTTCACTCTTAACAATCAAATCTCCAAACACTTCCATACCTGAAGGGTGAACTGTATCTCGTAAAGCTCTATTCCAAGTAGGTTGTGCAATACCCGATTTAATTACATACGAATATGGTTGGTATCTTTTGTTGTCTGCTAGTACATTAACATCGGATAATTTGCCTTGGTCGTTTTTATATTTACCTTCGTATTCGAATAGATATCCTGTTGTTAATGTAATAGTACATGTCTCTCCTGCGGGAGAAGTAATTTGTATATCTGCTGTGTCTTTTAAGAAAGTAGAACCTGGATTAACAACAACGAATGCTGATGGAAGGCCTGCTGATGTTACTGCTGTTACCCTTATAAAGGCATCGTTTGATCCACCTATAAAAGTATAATCCTCAGCAAAATAACCTGACACAGCGTATGCTTTACCGTCATCTCCTGTTTCGTTAATTGCGTATATTTGTCCTACTTTAAATCCTGCGTTAGCTGCTGAACCTGTATATGTTTTAAATGATACGCCTGTTAATACTCTAACAAGATAACCATATATGTCATTGTCTGAGTTACCTGCGCCGTCATCTACAACATAAGATCTAACTGGATCTAAATTTAATTCTATTGTTGGAACATTAGTATAACCTGCTCCTTCATTGTCTATTACAACACTTGTTATTACTCCATTGGAAACAAGTGCATGTGCTGTGGCAGTTGTTGTAATGTTATCTCCGCCATTAGCAAAAATTTGTATAGGAGGTGCACCAACATAACCTGAACCACCATTGTTTACTGTTATTCCTGTTACTTTGCCTCCGCCTACTGCTGCTGTAAATGTTGCTCCTGCTCCTGGACCATTAATTGTTGTAACTTCTTCTTCGTCAAAACCTAGTATAAGCTCAAATCTTTGTAATGTCAAACCATTTGTTTGATATGTATTCTTTTCTACTCTTTTTACTTGAGCGTTTGTATGTTTTGTAACTGTAACTGTACCTGTAGTTTCTTTATATCGAACATCAATATTTCTACCATCTAAATCTAATGGCTCTAAACTGCCTCCGCCATGTACTGCTTCTTGTATTTTTATAGCCCTTTCAACACTATAAACTCCATCAGAAGGTTTTAATACATATTGATATGGATAGTTTACATCAACATTCTCATCAAACAATACTCTAAACCAGGCCTCTATAGATCTTTTACTTCCTTTTGCTTCATAAAAATCTTTAGCCCTTTTATAAAAGAATGATTTGTCTACGCTTAATAGTTTAGGAAAGTCTGATACTAATGCTCCTCTCCATTTATCTAGGAATGTCTCACTTGCATAATCAATATCAGATGTATAGTTATTAGGATCTGCATAGTTTGAATCCATAAAAGCATAATACTTTTCTAGGAATGTAACGAATGTAGGATACTCTGTTCTTAAATATTGAGGTACTTGTTCTTTTAATTGATAACTTGTATTTCTTATTTCTAGGCTTGAATTACTTTGTGCAGCATCTAAAACTGCTGTAGCCGTTGCCCCTGTTGCTGATGTATCACTAGCATGAGGTGTTATTGTGATTGTAGGAGCACTCGTATATCCTGTGCCTTTATTTGTAACTGTATAGCCTGTTATTACTCCACCACTTACAGACGCTGTCGCTGTAGCACCTGTTCCGTTACCGCCAGAAATAGTAACAGTAGGAACATTAAAGTACCCTGTACCTCCGGCTGTATTCGTTATAGATGATACATATCTATAAAATGATGGAATATAATCTGCCATTATATCTCTTCGACTTCTTTATTAGCTGTAATCTTTATACCTGATACAGTATTAATTGTGGCATTCAAAACACTATCGTCTTGTATTAAAACTGTATTCCTAGAAGGTTTAGCAACGACTGCTGCTGTGCTTGTATCGGAAGTTCTAATAAGAGCTTGTGTAGTAATGTCTTTAATACTATCATGAGGTGTAACATTAATTCTTAAATTTTTCTCTGTTCCGTATAATTTTTTAATTCTTAATCCAGGAAGTGATACTGTACCTGAATCATAATCTATTGTACCCACCTCTGCTTGTAGGAAGCCATCTGTTCCCATTGCTTTAACTGTACCTGTGCCACTATATGAAGGCGCAGTTACTCCTACTCCTGGTGTGTCTTGTAATAAAACCTTATGAGTAGCTCCTGATACTTCAATATCAAAGTATGTGCTACTTAATTCTCTTGGTTGTAATTTTTGATTAAACTTAACCGTATAATTATGATCTTTATTTAGTGTTGCTTTTTCTCTTTTTTGTAAGCCTAATCTTATATTTGTAGATATAATAGCAGGTGTTTGTGCATTAATTAAGTCATGCAATCTGCTGTAATAAAAACTTTTATTTAACTTATTAAGATAATTATTGAAGTAGTTATCTACTTGTAATTTAACCGCTGTTTCTATTTCACCTTTTGTTAGTGATGTAACCTTGGGATCGTATGTTGTATCAATCTCAAGTTGTAAATATGTGTACTCTGGATCTACAAATTCAGGTATAATCGCTACAGGTGTTTTGGGATCAATAATACTGTTTTTAATATTGTCTTTATCTTGTTCTGTAATAATCTGGCCTGGAACCGGATTGAGAGATATAAACACTTTACCATACATAGGAGGATCGTTTTTCTCTCCGCCCCATACTGCAACAGATTGTATATTAGAGTTGCTTTGTAATATTAATGATTTGTAATCTTGTTCTGTAACTGCTCTATCTCTTGTGGCATTTAATCTTGGTGCGTTAAATCTAATCTCATCTACTGTTTCCTGTATGTTACCGCCCGATGCAGAACTTGATGTTGTTACAGAAACAGTTTCTCCGCCTGATGAAATTGTACCTGCTGATGTAAATGTTTTGGCACCATTAGGTGTTGCGCCTGAACTTGCAATATAGTCTATTATTACTACATTATCAACTTCTAATTTTTGTCCTATAACACCATCTCCAAATCTTAATTGTGTAAGTCCGTCAATACCTTCTTCTACCCAATAAGCTCTAGAATCATTTTTAACATCTAATAATGTTGTATGCTTATTCCAAGTTGTAAGAGATGTGTCTGCTAAAGATGTTTGTACTCTCGCTCTTATTGTAGAAGCGTCAATACTTTCATTAGGAATAATATAAGGTCCTTGAGGATTGGCTGCTTCTACTGTAAACTGATTAGATGTTCTTGTGCCTTCTTTTAGTAGTAAGTCTGTAAAAATAAATTTTGTTACGCCATCTATAACTTGTGCTGAGGCTGTTATACTTTCTAATGGATAAAAGTTATATGACGCTCCATTAATAGAACTTGTGAATGTTGTATTTCTACTTAGCTCTAATGTTGTTGATGTAAATGATGTGGGTGGTGTAACTGTAACCGTTACTGTTGCTGTTGCTCCTAGATATGATCTCGGGGTATATCCTAGTGCCTTTGCAATAGATACTACTGATTCTCTTTTTATTGCTGTATCTATAAAGTTTTCGTTAGCAAGCATGTGTGCTAACATACCATTGTAATGTGTATTATATGCTAACATATCTACCAACACAGCAAGGCCTGAGCCTTCAAAGTTGTAGTCTGAAAATTCTGTTTGAGACTTTAGATAATTTTTTAAGTTTAGTTTTATATCTTCAAAGTCTAGTTCTGTTACATTTAATTGTGCCATTATCGTAATCTCTCTAGTTTAACTTCTAATTCTTGAGGTTCATTTATCCCTATTACAAAAAAGTTGATTGTAACCTCATAAGTATTTCTATCGATATCAGGCTCTACATCGACGCTATTAATTTTTGCTCTTCTCTCATAATTTTCCAATAAATTTTCTATGGTTGCTCTAATAGCATCAGTAGTAAATATGTCTGCATTCTCAAACAACAAACCTCCTAATCGGGAGCCTAGGTCTGGTTGAAATGGCCTTTCCATAATATCAGTTAAGATTAAATTTTTCATAGACTGTTTTACAGCATTAACATCTAACTTTTTATTGATGTCGCCTGTTAAAGCATTCTTGCTAAAAGCAAGATCAAAGTCTGAATATATTCTTCCTAATTTCTGTCTTTGTATGGCCATAATAGTATTTATACGCTAGAAGTTAAAAGACGGCAGTTCTATATCTAAAAAATCATCTGCTTGTTTTCTACTTACAACATTAACATCTAGATCAACAAAATCTTTATCAAATAAAGGTGAGTCTGGCAGTTTACCTTTCCTTACTAATGCTATAGGGTCTACGTCAGGGAAGGTTGTAGGTATTCCTTTTACTTCTACATTGATGCCATCTGTGTTTACATTAGGAACTAACTTACATATCTCATCTATATCTAATGCTCCGCTTCTTAATAGTTGTGCTAAGTTGTCTATATCAACATCTGTGCCACTATATTTTGCTTTCATTTCAGCAAGTTTAGCTGCTATTTTTGGAGCTTGTAAGTACCCTAATGCTGTTAGTGCTGCCAACTCTTTCATTTGATCTTGTAATCCTAACTGCCCAAAAGGAACATCAGGTAATTTAATTGAAGGTATAGCATCATTTAATTTATCCATTACACCTTGCGCTGCTTCCTGAGCAGTTGCTGCTAAATTATCTAATTCAGCCATGCCTGGTATATTCATTATAGAGGCATCGATTGCCTCATTCAAAGCATCTACTTGTTCTGCTGCTCCCATCATTGCTTTACTTAATCCGCAACTCATTTATTTCTCCTATGCATTTGGTACAGATGTGTCTTTGTTATCAGGTCCATCACCATCAGGCGCCGTACCACCTGTCTGTTTATGTTTATGTGTCGCCAATGTAGGTGAATTGCCTGCATCTGTTGATACATCTCCAACTGAATGTGTTGTACCTGTTATTGTTACATTGTTATTAAATGTAGAATGTCCTGTGGCAGTTATTGTTTGTGCTTGTGCAACTACCATATCTTGTGCCTGTCCTACTTCTAATTTTTGATTCTTTGATGTTACAAAAGTTTGATTACCACCTGAGGCTAGTGTCATAATACCACCAGCTTGGTGAGCGTATGTTGTACCTGCTCTAAGATAACTTTGTTGTGTAACATAAGTATTATGATTAGCATTAAATGTTTCTGTTACATTACCTACGACTGTTTCTGTTTTAAATTTACCTACAGATTCTGTTTGAGAACCTATAATTGTTTCATTATCATCTAATGCCACACGAACAGTTCTCATGCCTTTTATAGTTGTATTTTCATCTGTTATAACAGACTTAACATCATTACCATTAATTTTTGTAACTCTGTCTCCAAATATAGTTAAGAAATAATCTCCTTCTACTTCCTCATATTTGTTTCCTGTAACTAACATTTTAGCATCACCCAATACTGTAATATTACATGAGCCTCTTATAAGAACATTTTTATCCTTTGCTACAATCTCATAGTCAGAGCCTTTTATTCTATTTACTCTTGTTCCATCTGCTTGTACTTCCTCATAATTTCCTACAGGGTGATACCAAGCATATCTTTCGTTTCCTGCTGTGTTGTCTGTTTCTGTTGTGAAGCCTGTTTCTGTTTCTCTAACTAGATTAAAAGGATACATAGATGTATATGTACCAGGTTCTTTAGGAATTCCATCTCCTCCAGATTCCATATCTGCTTTTGCGTCCCAATACTTAGGTGTAAACTCTTCCATTTTAAATGTGTCGTAAGGACCTTTACCTCTTGCATATGGTTCTTCCCATTTTTGTCCTTCGTAGTCTATGCCTTCTTTATCATCTAATATTTCATCTGTTTGTACTGAAGGTGCTGCTGCTGTTCTTATATCTATTTCTCTTTCTGCTCTTTTTCTTTGTAATGAGAAATGTTCCTCTGCTGCTGCGTCTCTTGCTAGTCTAGATAAATCTGGTTCGCCCACTCCTGCAAAGCCTTCAGGTTTAGGTTCATCAAAACCTCCCCTAGGATATTTTTTATTAGGATCATTAAAACCATCTTCTATTGTTAAGTCTTCATTCTTTGCTGCTGGTAGTCCTGCTATAGATCCTAGTATTACTGGAAACTGTCCTTCGTCTCCATCCAAATAAAATCCTATTACTGTTGAGCCTGGTAATAAATTAGGTGTCTCTCCTATACCAGATGTTCCTGCGTTTGTAGGAGGATTAAGAACAGGTGCGTAACATAAATCTTTAACAGGCAATTCTTCTGTGTCGGCTGTATCCCAGCCCATAACTCTAACTCTGTATCTTCCTGTTTTAGTTATATCGGCTCTTGACTCAATAATACCTATCCACCAAATAAAATCTGGTGTATTTAGTTTTTTATAATTTTTTAAATTATCCATTATTTTTCTTCCTCAGGAGGACCCATTGATTCCTCAAGTCCATTTCTAACAATTTCCATTTTCATTACATGGCCAACATTATCTACTTTATGTCTTATTGCTGTTATTAAATATTTACCTGATAACTGTTTATCATATATGTCATCAAAGGTTAAGTCTTCTGTTTTTGTTCTAGGCGAAGGATATTGTATGTATATCATCATACCCACTTCTATATCTGTTCTTCCAGGAACATCTATTTCAAATGTGTAATCTTTAAAAGAACTAAAATAATTATTTCTATATAGAGTTGCTCCGATTATGTTCTCATTGTCTGAGTTGCCTGATTTAGAACCTGGAATACCTGCTGTTTGTGTTAAGTTGTTTACACTATTTAAAGGTTTTATTGTTGTCATAGAATAAGGATTTCTTTTTATACCTTCTGGTATTGGTACACCATCTCCTGTATGAACAAATTTTTTAAAATCTCTTCTAACATCTATATCCATCTCCACTCTTTCTTTTGTGAAAATATCATATGCTCTAACAGACTGTGCGTATTGTCCTGAATCTTGGCCGTCTAAAATGTCTATCGTTCTAGGTATTTTCATACTTTCTATTTTACACCAACCAACAGGTAGTTGTAGGCCTGTAAAATTTTCTCCAGAACTTCTTGGTTCTATTTTTGTTCCGCCTGGAGAGAATATATATTCTTCAAACGGTGCCTCCTTACCACTAGCTATTCTTTCTTGTAGTGATGTAAACCATTGTCTTTTATTAGATTCATAAAATATAAAATCTGCTCCTATATATTTGTTGCCTCTAATATATTTTGACATATAATCAAATGCTTGTATGGCTGTCCAACCATGTGTAATAAAACTTACACTAGATGCGTGGGGTGTATCTCCTATTACTATACCTGTAGGAGCATCTTTTTCTAGAGGATGTCTTGCTTCTATTACAAAATGATCCCATATATCTTGAATTATTTCTTCAGTATTACCTTTATATCTTCTGTGTAAGGTTACTTGTTGATCTGACATCATTTCAACAGAACAAAAGTTTAAAACATAAATCTGTTCTCTATCATTATTTAAACTTCTATTTTTAATGGCATAAACTTGAAATGATCTACTAATAATGGCGTCTGGTGTGTCTTCAAAAGTGTTAGTTCTTAACTTTACATTTATAATCTCACCACCCATAATAGGTGCATTTGCTACAAAATCTGCTGCGTCTTTTATTACAATATCACCAGTCATAAATTTATTCCATATATCTTCATATATGTTTATTTCTGCGAGCATACCCTCGCTTTGTAATGAATATTCTGTTCCGTCATGTGCTACAATAGATAGTTCGTCTATTGTAACATCACCAGGTTTGATTAATGCTTCTTCAGCCATAATATTATCTCACCAATTTTTTGTATTGTGTTACGATGTCCTTTAGATATTTTTTGTCTAATAATGTTATTTGTTTTTTCTTATCATTGATATCGTTTTCATAATCAAAATTTGTTATCTCTTTAATAGTACCACCTGCTAATTTTGCTGCGTCCCAATCTACAATCAATTCTGTTTTTGTAGAATCTACATAGTGGTGTACTGATGTTGCGTTGCCTGCTCCATATTTGTCATCTACATAACTTACCAAATCTCTATGGGATAGTGGCCATTCTCTTTTAGTGTCTACAATATTATTTGCTAACAATACTAACCAATGATATTGCATAGAGCCATAATAATTATATGCTACATGTTCTGGTTGATCTCCATCAGGAACCCAGAACTCAACTAACACCTGTCTATTTTTAAAAAACTTATCTAATTGTACTCGTCTAAAAATATCTGGAACTTGTGCTGCACGAAATGTTCCGTTTTTATCCTGCCAGGGATATGCAATTTTGGGTAAAGCTTTAAAATACATTATAGTCCAACGCCTCCATCTTCTGCCTCTTCTCTAATTCGTTTACTTGTAAGAGTTTCTAGTTCTACAAATTGTAATTCTAAAGTTGTTTCTGTTGGCATACCACCTGAGTTTTGGAATGTATTAAACATACCATCAGGACCATATGTTATTTTACAATTTTTTAAAGCAGCTGATGATATTTTAGGTAAGTTTTTATTTCTTTTACTAGAAGTTCCATCACTATAATGAAATTCTATTTTAAATTCTGAAGGATATATAAGCATCATACCTGCTTCTGTAACATCTGGGTGCATATGTTCTTTAAATAAATTACATATCTTTTGAACATCTCTTGCTTCTTGTGTATTTCTAGGTGAGAACTGATATTGAAATGAAAACTGCCTAAAACCCATAGACTTAAATAATTGTTCTTTGTATGGGTTTCCTACTTTCTTACTTGTAGCTTCAAATACAGCATTTAAATCTAAATCTCCTATGCCGACTGCTGAAGGAATATTTGCCGCTGCTGCTATGGCTCCTCTACCTCCTAATTCTAAAGCATCACTATTTGCTAGATCTGATAGTGCACCTGTTCCTGCGCCCACTTGGCCTCCAAAAGGTCCTAAGTCTGTTTCGTCCCAATTAGCTGTGTATGCTGATATAATAGACTGTGGTACATATAAAGAAATATGATCTTTTAATATTTGTGTTTCTTGGTTTTCATCTACAGCTGCCATAACTGCTGCTGAAACTGTACCTGTTACTATTCCTTTTCCTAGTTCCATTAGTTGTGAAACACCATCTCCAGATGTTGCTTTACCAAGATAATAACCACCTACAGCTCCTGCTATAGCAGATGCTCTTTTAGTAATCTTTTCATAGTTCTCAGTTTTGGATCTATTTTCATTTGCACGAGATTCTTTTTCTGTTGTAGTGAGTTCTCGAGCAGAGCCTGCTGTTTTTTGTGCAGTTATTTTTTTAGCATAAATATAGAAGTTTACCATGTTAGGAAATCTAGCATCTCCTAGTTCTTGTGGATAGTGAAACTTTCCTATACTTTTATTATTAGCAGATGAAGTGGCTCCGGGACCTCCTATTCTAGCTTCTTCCATACCCATTGTTTACCCTCTATAAATACTTAGTTAACATTATAGTCTTATTTATATGGTTTATGCTAAAGAAATATATAAAGGAAAGTTTATTCCTAAAAATCCTACGAAGTATCTTGGCGACTTCAACTCTATAATCTATAGATCAAGTTATGAATTGAAGTTTATGAACTGGTGTGATCGTAGTAATTCTATTGTAGGCTGGGTATCTGAGGAAATAGCAATACCCTATCGTAACCCTTTAGATAATAAAGTACACAGATATATGGTTGATTTCTATATAGAAGTACAAGAAGAAAAGAGTATAAAGAAGTATTTAATAGAGGTAAAACCAGAAAGATTTACAAAAGCACCACCTCCTGGCAAAAGAAAAACTAAAAGATACTTACAAGAGATAGCGCAATACGGAGTTAACGAGGCCAAATGGAAATCTGCAAAGGATTTTTGTAAAGCGCAAGGCATGGAATTTAAGATAGTTACTGAAAAAGAACTAGGTATCTAGTATAAATACTTACATGGCTACACCATTTAGAGATATTGCTAACGCAGCGGGCAACAGGCACCAGGACAAATCAGTTCAATGGTATGTTCGTGCTGTTAGAAACTATGCTAGAGGTATTAATACATTTCAAGAAGCAAGACAATCTGACTTAGGTAAAGAAGCAACACAATTAGAAGTAGGTAAAATGTACTTATTTTCTTATGATCCTAAAACAAAAGCAGATTTGCCTTACTATGATACTGTACCTTTAGTTGTAATTACAGAACCTTTACCTGGTGGTTTCAGTGGTATTAACTTACATTATTTAGCCCCAACATTTAGAGCCAACTTATTGGATAAAATAATGCCAACAGACAGGAGTGCACTTACAGATAAAAGTGTATTAAGAGCTACATGGAGTTTTTTAAGAAACTTTTCTAGATTTCCAGAAGCAAGAGGATCTGTTAAAAAATATTTAACTCCTCATATAACAGGAAAGATGATAGAAGTAGATCCTGAAAATTGGAAAGCAGCTATATTTTTGCCGGTACAAAGTTTTGTAGGAGCATCAGATAGAACTGTATATAGAAACACAATGGAAAAACCAGAGAGAAAAAGAAGAATGTCAGTTAGTACATCAGGAACACGATAATGCCAGCAAATCAAAAATTAACAAATTATTTAGCAGATATTAAAGAAAGAACCTTTGCCAGAGCAGATAGGTTTGAAGTAACATTTAATATAGGAAATCTAGGGAGAGCCATGTCCGCTAATATTGCACCAATGGGTGGTAGTACTGAAGAAACAATTCAATTATATTGTGAAGAAGTACAAATCCCTGGTATGATATTAAGTAATAAAGAATTTAATATAGGTGCATGGACATTTTATAGAAATACAAAAGTAGGATTTTTAGGAAACGAAATAAACTTTACATTCCTTACAACAAACGATTGGGAGTTAAGAGGATTTTTTGAACAATGGATGAAACTTTGTGTAGATACTAACGGCCAAGAAATAGGATTTCCAGAAGATGTAATGTGTACAATAGATATTAAAGCATTGGATGTACAGGATAATGTTACAAAGGGCTGGAGATTATATGAAGCTATGCCTAAAGTTCTTAACCTTGTTCCTTTATCTAGTAGTACTACAGCACCTGTGAGAAATACATTAATTGTCTCATCTGCATATTGGGAATCTACTGATTCAGAAAGAAGTAATGGACTGTCTACATTCCAACCACAACAAGATTCTCAATCCAATATTGCTGGAGAGTATGATGATAAGGCAGCTTTAAGAAATGTTCAAATTCCGTTGAAAGATGTTAACGCTCAAAGATTATTAGAATTATATTCTAAAAATGGACAGTTAGGAGACGGTCCAGGCAAACAATGGCCGGCGTCACAATTAAAGAACGAAAATCACCCCAATTCAGTTCTTACTGATATGAAGGGTATTCAATCAGAACACGGTCAAGATGTTGTAAGCACAGGTGTAAGTACTTTACCATTACAACATGACGACAATAAGCCTGTTTCAGGACCACCAGCGCCAGGAGCAGGAGCAGGAAGTTTACAAATACAATCAAAACATGGTAAAAATGTAGCAGGTAGTGGTGCTAAAGATTTACCATTACAACACGACGACAATATGCTTGCTAGTGGGCCTATGCAACCTAGTAAGTCTAGAGGAGGACTAAGTATAGAATCCGATCATGGTAAAAAGGTACAATCAGACGGATTACATACTTTAGAAGAAAGATCAGAAAGAGGAAGCGGCAGAGGCCTATTCTCTTTCTTTGGTTTATAATATTAATATGGAGAAATAAATTATGTTACCTAAAGTAGATGCGCCAATATATGAAACTACTTTTATGAACGGAGAAACAGTTAAGTATAGACCGTTTCTAGTTAAAGAAGAAAAGATTCTAATGTTGGCAAGTGAAGGTGATGACTACAATGAGATGTTACAGGCATGTGCTCAAGTAGTAGATAATTGTACATTTGGAAAACTAGATGTAGAAGGACTACCATTGTTTGCACTGCAAGACTTGTTCGTTAAAATCAGAATGGTTTCTGTTGGAGAAGAACAAGAGTTTAATCTTACTTGTGGAAATTGCGAGGGAACGATTAAATATACTCTTAACTTAGAAGATATGAAAGTTAAAGGTTTAGGAGATCTTCCAAATGGAGAAATAAAAGTTAATGATGATTTTATTATTAACATGAAATTTCCAAGTGCATTGAAAGTTGCACTAGATGATGAACAAACAGATGTAGATATTATTAAACATTGTATTCATTCAATTGTTACAGAAGAAGAGGAACAGTTGATTAAAGATGTTAAACAGGAAGAACTTATAGAATTTGTAGAGGATCTTCCTATAGATGTTTTTGAAGAGATGAGAAAGTTTATACAGGCAATGCCAGTATTACAGCATAATATAGATTACAAGTGTCCACATTGTGATGAGGACCAAGTAGTTAATATTAATGGATACGAACATTTTTTCGCCTAAGCCTTTCTCAGGAGAGTCTTGATAATTATTACAGGACCAACTTTTTGTTAATGCAAGAACATCATTATAGTTTAACAGAGTTAGAAAATATGATGCCCTGGGAAAGGGAAGTTTATGTAGGTATGTTAATTGTTCATCTTAAAAACAAAGCCGAAAAGGCTAAAGAGAAGGCAGGAAAACAAACTTGGAGCTAGAAAAAAATGCCAATGGATGAAAAAGATTTAAAGAAACTCATAGATGAGGTAAAAGCTGTCGGCGATAGCGGCGGAGACATGGCTACCTCTAAAGAACTTAGAAATCTTGAAGATGCTATTAAAGCAGAAACAGATGAGTTAAAAGCAGAGTCGGCATACAACAGAAAGCAAAACGATAAAAACGAAAAATTAAACTTATTTCAAATAGCCTTAGAAGAATTTAAGCGTCGTGCCGGTGACAAGAAACGCGCCGAACAATTTGAAATAAATCAAAAACAAAACCAAGGTGGTAAGTTAGCTCGAGAATTAATATTAGAACAAAATAAATTAGCTTTACAATCTCTAGAAAGAATAGAAAATATATTAGGTAAAGGCGGTGGCCCAGGTAGAGGTGGTACCGGCGGTGGAGGTACTGGCGGAGGCGGTGGCCCAAGTCAAGTAGATAAAGATATCTCCGAGGCAGCAAAGAATGCTAAAGACGCCTCAATCAAAGAAAAAGCAGACAAAACAACCATAGGCCAAGGCGGAGGAAAGGCAGGATCAGGAAGAAAATTAGATACTGAGAAAAAGCGTCGTGGTTATGGTATGTCAGACGCCGACTACGCAGCACAATATGATAGAGATCAAGCAGCTTTAAAAAGAGAAAGCCGTGTAAGAGATGTGGGTGCTCTTTCTAACCAAGTAGAAACAACAGGAAAAAGTTTAAATAAAAGAAAGATATCAGCCGATGAATTTGGACAAGAAGGCGCTCTTGGATTTGGAGAAGATGAAGAATTAAAAATAGGTGGTAAAAGAATTGTTAGAGCAGGACAATATAAAACAGGCACTGCTAAATTTATTGAAAAAGGAATAGGCGTAGATGGAAAAGCTACATCGTCTTTTACAGCTACAGACCCTATTAAAGCACTAGCAGAAGATGTTAGAATATCACAAGGTGTTATAGGCACAACAAGAAATAGACGACAATTCCAGGGATCACAAGCAGCTGCTGAATTAAACAAAAACATAGGAGCTAATGCAGGTGAAATACAAAAAGCATTAGATAACAACGATGCAGCTAAATCAGATTTAACAGATGTTGTAAATGCTATAGCAGGTTTACAGGCCAATGCTGATCCTAGTAAACAAAATGAAATGTTAGCGGCAGTCCAGACCAAAGTAGAAAAATTAAAAGTATCTGGTGGTGAAGATTTAGCTAAAAACTTAGGCCTCCAAAATGTACAAGACAAAGCAGCAAACAAAGGTTTTGGAAATAAAGCAGGCAGTCTATTTAAATCCTTTTCTGGAATCAACCAAGGAGCAGTATTAGATCCTGGGTTGGGTGATAGAAAATTTGTTAAAGGCGAAGGAAAGATAGCAGGGTTCTTTAATAAAACACTTAATCAAGGCGTAAGAGCTACAGGTGCAGCAAAAGGTGCGTTAAGTCAAGCATTTACAATGGACCGTATATTTGGTAAGGCAGGGACAGGAAAATTATCTAATGTAGGTGCATTACAAGGAACAAACCAATTCAAAGAAGCTGCTCAAAGAGAATTAGAAGAGCAAAGCCAAATGGAAGCTCAAGCAAGAATGGTGGGCGGTGAAGGCTTAGGTGTAATTGAAGGTGAAATAGCAGCTCAAGGAGGCTCTACAACATTTAATAAAGCGAAGAAGGAACAGGAATGGAGAGAAAGATATAATGTACCTGCCGGTGGGGCTCAACCACAATCAGCAGATGTGGAAACTGCACAAGGACAATCAGCAGATAATGTAAAAGAAGCAACTGAAAAAGCAGAAAAGAAAACAGAAGAATCTCAAACAAAAACAAAAGCAGAAAGAACTACTTCTTCTAAGAAAGAAGATAAAAGAACAGGACAAGCCACAGAGCCTGTAGCACAAAAACAATTAGAAGTATTACAAGAGATATTACAAGCCATACAAGAAGGCAATGCTGGCGCTGGAGGAGATGAAGGCGGTGGCGGTGGCATGATGGATATGCTTATGAATCGCGGTAAGAAAAAAGGCGGTAAAAAAGGCGGTAAAAAAGGAGGCCGTAAACCTAAAGGCAAATTAGCAAGACTTGCTAAAGGCGGTAAAGGTTTATTAAAAGGAGCATCTAAAGGATTGGGTGCAGCAGCTAGAGGATTAGGAGGCGCAGCAAGATTTATACCTGGTGTAGGCTTAGCAGTAGCAGGTGTAACTGCAGGTATAGGTGCATTTAATCAGTTCAATAAAACAGATGAATTTGATCTTAAAGAAGGTGAAGAAGCATCATTAGGTATGAAATCTGCTAGTGCAGCAGGTGGCGCTTTATCAGCACTAACATTTGGAATGGCAGACGCTGATAAAATATCTCAAGGCATATATGGTAAAACAGGCAATCAAACCTTAGACGAATTAAAAGAAAAAGATCCTGAACTAGCAGCTAGTATAGAACAAAGAGTTGCAGCAGGAGAAAATTTAGATGATGTTATTAATGACGAACAGGCCAATATAAAAGAAGCAGGTGTAGACGACAGAGGCTTCTTTAGTAAGTTAGGAGAAAACGCTCTTAATGTTGCTACACTAGGTGGTTATGGTGCTGTTAAAGATGCAATGACAACCACAAATTTAGAAGCTGGTATGGACCAAGCAAAAGAGAGTGGTTTATATGATGAAAAATTATTTGGAGCATCTACTTTAGATGCTAGTAAATTAGATGAGGCTTCAATAGATCAATTAAAAGCTATTATAGACGATGACGATTTATCTGAGAAGGATATGAAACTTGTTCAGGATAAATTGGAAGAGAAAAGAACAGCTAAAGCAGAGACTATGGCTAAGTTAGAAGCTGGTACATTAGAACAAACATCATTAAATGAGGCGGGTATTGATGCTGAAGGAAATCAAACAGCAGCTGCAGTAGAAAATATGAATCGTGTTAGTGGTGAGGCACAAGATGCTTTAGATAGTCAACCTGTAGTAGTAGCAAACAATTCAACAACAGCACCAGCACCAAAATCAGATGATGCAAGAATTGGTGTTGTAGGAAGTCCTGGAATTAGAAACAATGATAGTACCATTCACAGATACAATGACAGAAGATTTACTTAAAGCGATTGAACTCTATCACGGAGTCTATTAGCTCTAGGTCCTACTTGTACAGCCCAACGGCTATCCATCATTTCAATTGCTGCTTTATCCCAAT